ATGAACTGGATTGGTTCTCGGTGGTGGAAATTCGACTTCCATAATCACACTCCGGCATCGGACGATTATGGAAAAGGCCCTAATCAGGCCCAGTATATGCAGATCACTCATAAAGATTGGCTGCTCAACTACATGCGACAAGGCATCGATTGTGTCGCTGTCACGGACCATAATTCAGGCGCTTGGATTGATCCGCTCAAGCAGGCACTCAAGGAACTGGCATCTGAGAGTCATGAAGATTATCGACCACTCTACTTATTCCCAGGTGTTGAGCTTACTGTTCAGGGGAATATCCATATTCTGGCCATTTTCGGCGAAGACAAGACAACCTCTGATATCGACTCACTGCTTGGTGCGGTCAGGTATCGCGGCACCAAAGGAAAGAGCGACGGCTGCTCTGAATGCTCAGCAGTTGAGGTGATCGACGAAATTGCTAGGTCAGGAGGACTTGCAATACCTGCTCATGTAGATCAGGCTAGCGGACTTTTTACGGTCTGTACGGGCAACACACTAGAGCAGGTGCTTGACAACAAATGTGTTTTTGCTATGGAGGTAACGGACCTTGCTAAAGCAAAACCGCAGCTCTATATTGGCAAGAATTTGAATTGGGCAGAGATTCTTGGAACCGATTCCCATCATCCGTCCGGTACCGGAAATCAACGCTACCCGGGTAGCCATTTCACTTGGGTAAAAATGTCGGAGCCATCTTATGACGGATTACGGCTGGCGCTCGTTGATGGGGCTCTTTCACTGAAGCGGTCGGACAACTTCACTGGTGACCCAAATATCCATGGACAACTTGCCATCGAAAGTATCGTGGTTGATGATGCGAAGTACTTAGGACGAGGGCAATCTTTAACTTGTCAACTGAACCCCTGGCTCAACACTATCATTGGTGGACGAGGCACTGGGAAATCGACTTCGTTGGAATTCCTGCGGATTGCTCTTAAACGAAAGGGAGAAATCCCCAAGAGCCTTGAAAAGGAATTTACCAAATACAGTCAAACTTCGAAAGACCGCCAAGATGAAGGGCTGTTAAAAGATTCCACGAAAATAACTGTAGGCTTTCGAAAAGACGGTGGCCGTTTCCGAATCACCTGGTCTAATACCGACGACATATACAGCATCGAGGAAGAGACCGCTCCCGGAGTCTGGTGTGCTTCCGAGGGAGACATAGCACAACGATTTCCTGTCAGGATTTACAGCCAGAAACAGATATTCGAATTGGCAAAGCATCCCCAAGCACTCTTGCAGGTTGTCGATGATGCCCCGGAGGTCAATCATCGTGATTGGCAGCTTAAGTGGGATGAACTGGTTTCCAAATATCTCTCGCTTCGCGCCCAAGAGCGTGAAGTTCAGGCTGGGCTTCAGGAAGAATCGGTAACCAAAGGTCAGCTTGAAGACGTCAAACGCAAACTCGATGTTTTTGAAAAGGCGGGCCACGCGGATGTCCTTAAGGCTTACCAACTCAGACAGAACCAGAGTAAGGCTATGGACTCCTGGGTAACGACTTGGGAGGATTCCGCCGAACAGGTCCGAGATATTTCTGGAAGCCTACTGCCAGCAGAATTGGATTTACAATATTTCGACATTGGGAATGCGGATGACAAAGAACTCTTCGATACCATCAAGGACATCCGTGCGACGTTTGAGAAGCTTCAGACAGAGATGAACTCGATCGCGCAGCGGATTGATGATGTGAAGAACTCATGGAATCAAACTCGATCAGACTTGGGAATATCGAAAAGAATTACAGCGGCGAGCCATGAATACAACGCCCTCCTCGGTCAACTCAGCGCAGCAGACGCAGGTGATCCATCTGCATATGGTGTTCTGGTTAAGCAGCGACAAGATTTCGAAGATAAGCTCAAGGGATTCGACAAAAAGAGAGAAACTCTTGCGCAGCATCAGAAGAGCGCGGAAGAATACTTGGTCAAACTCCATGAGCATCGAGCATTGATAACCAAACTTCGTGAGGACTTTCTCAAGGATACTCTCGTCGGCAATTCATATGTACAGATCAATGTCATTCCGTTTGGAAACAAGATTACGGTTGAGGAAGAATTCCGTAACCTGATCGGCCGCAGTGGTGGCGGATTTGACCGCGACATTGGAGTTGTTGACGGGGATGAGGGCTTGCTGGCTTATTTAACGCAAGACCAATCCAATACTATGGATGATAAAATTGAGAAAATAAAATCATCGCTACTTGCAATCCATGAAAACGATACTATGGCGGTGGAATCCTGCAAAGATCGACGTTTTGTATCCCTCATTCAGGGGCTAACTCCGGAACAGATAGATCGAATTCAGTGCTGGTTTCCAGGCGATTCTCTGGATATCAGATATAGCCTCAAGAACGGCGAGAGTTTCAAACCCGTAGAGCAAGGATCTCCGGGGCAAAAAACGGCGGCTCTCCTTGCATTTATCCTTTCATATGGCAATGAGCCTCTTATACTTGATCAGCCTGAGGATGATCTTGATAACCACTTAATCTATGATCTTATCGTGACGCAATTGCGTGAGATCAAACAAAAACGGCAGGTTTTAGTAGTCACGCACAACGCTAACATCGTCGTGAATGGTGACGCGGAAAACGTCATTGCCCTTGATATTCGGTCTGGTCAAACCAGAATTGTGGCGCAAGGGGGTCTTCAAGAACCTTCCATACGCGATGAGATATGCCGAGTGATGGAAGGTGGCAAAGAGGCCTTTACCCAAAGATATAAACGAATCAATGCAGCAATCAAATAGAACGGAGTTGCACTTGAACGGCAATTGCGCTGAGCTCAATTGCCGCCAATGCTTGGTCGTTAACGTCTGCTCCTGGCACAGGGCTGCTGTTGCAGCCCTGACAACCTTAGACTTCAATCGATTCAGAGATCTCTAACGCATCATCGACTTCAATGCCCAGATAACGGAATGTGCTTTCCAGTTTCTTATGACCCAACAGAAGTTGAATCACCCGAAGATTCTTGGTCAGCGGACAATAGGTGCAACGCCATATTGAACCCTTAAGACTAAAGTGGACCGATATAGTAAGCGTTACACTGACCCGTTGCCAGCATCGAAATGCCTAAGCTACGAAAACTCTTTGACGGACATAATGTTCCTCATGTTTGCCACATGTCTCCGATTGAGCACAACTATAGTCTGCTGATGAGACTAATTATGGCACTGAGCAGACCTGCTCGCTAGGCGAGATCCGCTGTGAGCGAATTGCAGAGGTCTCGAATATGCTTGATAATAATGCTTGAAGATATAATTGGTATGAGCCTGAAAATTTATTTTTAAAGAATTATTAAATACTGCCGATGTTAATAATTATACTAAAAAAAGGAACATGGAATTTATGTTAAATTTAGACGAAATGTGCAGCGCATTAAGAAAACAATACTCTATAACGGCTGGTCAAGATGGTGAGAAATATGCTAGTAGATGGCTGGAAAAATCCAAGTGGAAATTTGAACATGTTGAGCAAGGAATAAATACCTTATCTGCAAACTTGAAATCATATGGGGGGAAACGCCCCGATTTCATTATTGACGCTGACGAATCCTCTTATATTCTTTTAGATGCGAAGTATCACTCAACAGATGGGTGTACCTCCTTTACACTTACTGATTGTGAAATAGGAAAGTATAGAGCACTTCAGCAATTCTTAAAAAATGTGTATAGTGATTGTACTTTCGAAGTAGTCTTTATGGTGTTTCCGAAAGAAAAAAATGGTGACGAATTTACATTTATGAGTCTAGATGAGTTTGATAAAGGAGAGTGTACGACTCTAGCATCAAAAGATGCAACGAAAATTAGTCTACTCTATCGAGATGACTTATGGTTTAAAAGTTGATTAATAAAAAACAATTGGCTTTCACCATTTTTAATTACTTTTCCCAGCATGCCGAAAATGTCTCATTTATTTGAATAATTATATCTTTAATAGATATATCGCGACTATTCCTAAACTTATTTCTAGTTGTTAACAAAACTGTGTGCTATGAATGTCTGCTGTTGGCACATAGCAGTTCTAGAGACAGTGGCGTAAAGTCATGGAGAATCGGTGGAAGGAGGTGCAAACCCTCTCATACAAAAATGCGTAAAATCAGTAACGGCTGGAAATCATTCAATACTCGCACTATCAAAAGTTCACCAGCCAACCGCGACACCTCCTGCATACGACATGTCTGCGGTTTTATATAACCCTGGCTGGAAACCTCTTATACAAAGTTGACACACCAACATCATAGATAATAGCCACCTTCTGGCGAGGAACGCCTGATGCAATTAATCGCCCGGCCTGCGCCCATTGTTCTGGTGTAAGTTTGGGACGACGTCCACCAATTCGTCCCTGTGCGCGAGCAGCTTCCAGTCCAGCTTTTGTTCGTTCAACAATCAGTTCTCGTTCCATTTCAGCCAGGGCACCCATCACATGAAAGAAAAAACGCCCCATCGGTGTGCTGGTATCAATAGCATCCGTCAGGCTGCGAAAATTAACGCCACGTTCGCGCAACTCCTCAACCAGAATGACCAGATGCCGCATACTACGCCCCAGCCGATCCAGCTTCCAAACAACCAGAGTGTCACCTGCCGATAATGTCCTGAGCAGTTTTTTCAGTCCCGGCCTTTCGGACTTTGTACCGCTTACCTTGTCTTCAAAAATCAGCTCGCATCCTGCACAGTTCAGCGCATTACGTTGTAGATCTGTGTTCTGGTCATTTGTTGATACGCGTACATAGCCAATAAGCATGGTAGATCCCCCTGACAAAAGCAGGAATGATGCCATTTGCTCGTTATTTCTGCATTTTCATAAACGTTGGTTTGGGAGAAGGCTCTGCATTACCTGTTGGTGTGCCTGTTCCATGGCCTTCAGCCACACCGCCAACAGGCTGGCTGAAATGCAACGGTGCGGCATTTTCTGCTGAAGAATACCCGGAACTGGCAAAGGCTTACCCGACCAATAAATTGCCTGATTTACGTGGTGAGTTTATTCGTGGCTGGGATGATGAACGTGGTGTGGATAGTGGGCGAACTCTGCTTTCAGCGCAAGGAGATGCTATTCGAAACATTACTGGCGGTTTTGGTCAGTTGCGCGTAAACAGCGAAATTAATGCAATTGTCGATGTTCAAAGTGTGAGTGGGGCTTTTTACGGAGGTACCTCAGTCCGGAATAACATCAATGTATCTATGACATACGCTAATGACCGAAAAATCCGACAAGATGTTCACTTCTCGGCGGCAAATGTTGTTCCAACAGCAAATGAAAATCGTCCACGTAACATCGCCTTTAATTATATTGTGAGGGCCGCATGATGAATAAAGCTGTATTGAATAGCGAACTCATTGCCATAAAAGCGGGAGACATTATCATTTATAATTATGATGGTGAAACGCGGGAATATATTTCTACATCAACTGAATATCTCGCTGTCGGCGTCGGTATCCCGGCATGTTCCTGTTTGGATGCACCAGGTACACATAAAGCTGGTTATGCAATCTGTCGCTCTGTAGATTTAAATTCATGGGAATATGTGCCAGACCATCGCGGTGAAGTTGTCTATAGTACCGAAACGGGAGATACCAAAGAAATCACAGTTCCGGGTGATTACCCTGAAAATACAACCACTATAGCCCCATTAACGCCATACGATAAATGGGATGGTGAGAAATGGGTGACCGATACTGAGGCACAGCATAGCGCCGCAGTAGACGCGGCAGAAGCACAGCGTCAGTCACTGATTGATACTGCAATGGCTTCCATTAGTCTGATTCAACTGAAATTGCAGGCCGGGCGGAAGCTGATGCAGACAGAAAACACCCGACTTAACGCTGTGCTGGATTACATTGACGCGGTGACGGCAACAGATACCAGCACCGCGCCGGACGTCATCTGGCCTGAACTGCCGGAGGCGTAGGCCATTCAATATCTGGCGCACCGGAAGTATCGACCAGTTCCAGTGCGTCCAGATAATCCAGCCACAAATTATATTGCGCCAGTTCCTCACCTTTCAGGCGACCAATCGCCGCTTTACCTGGCCATTGTCTGCTGTTCATGTGCTCGTTGGCTTCATTAATAAGTTTTCTTTTTTTCAAATCCGCCAATGCAATAAGGTTTTCTTTTGATAAAGGTGGTTGCTCTGTCAAAACCGGATATCCCTCCTGATTGCTGACTATTTTCATGCCATTATCCTGACCATCCAGTAGTAACAGCCATTCATCCGTGGTTATCTCAACAGCATCTGAAGGTGCTTTATTTAAATCGGTAAAAAAACCATTTTCTTTTTGTGAATAGAAGTATCTATCCATTTATTAATCTCCAAAAGCAATCCAGTAAGCAAAAGGATTTATTCCTTGCTCAGTCACAGATGACATCAGGGAAAATTGCGATGGTGAAACAGGTAACGCTGCAAAACTAACCATTGTTGACACACCTGACCGTGCATTATCGTACGATGCAACAACACAATAATTGGTATTGCTGAAAGATATCGGCAGGGTGATATTTACAGGTGAGCCTAATGGCCCTGATGCTGATATTCCCATTTGAATGATGGTTCCATCAGGCAATTTTCTCCAGCGATTAGAACTCGGATTTCTTTTCCAGGCTGACATATCCGGTATCTGATTTTCTCCTGTGCCCACATCCCTTTTCGCCGCTTCTCCCAAACCAAGGTTTTCGAGAGCCGTTTTCACCGTGCCATCCGATTTGATATCGCCAAACGGATTCTTGCGGCTTAACAGCAGCGCACGAAGCGCGGTAAGCAACTGGTCGTGCCGCCCCTTCTCCAGGCTGGCACCGGATGCCTCCACCACGCTGCAAAGCTCCTCCTGCAACATGTCAAAGTAGTCATCATCCAGATCGGTGGCAGGCGTGCCTGTCTGGGGGTTACCACGGGTAAAACCGTTCTTACCCGCGCCGAACTTATCCTTCTGCGCGGTTTTCGTGTCTATACGATGCATGGATTACTCCGGATATTTAAAAATTACGTAGGTATGCGACGGGCAGAGTTTGTTAAGCACACATTCGACGACGGTGTCGCCCCAGACACGCAGCGCGGAATCACAGGGATCGCCACATGTCATCCAGGTGGTGTTGGTGGCGGCTGGCATGTTGACCTGCCAGTAATACCGCCATTCCGGCGCATTCACCGCGTCAGTACAGGCAGATGAGCAGGTGAAAGTGCTTTTATCGTATCGCGTGATGGTGGCATCCGGTCTGCCCAGGGCAGCAAGCTGTGCAAGGTAAAAATCCTCATTGATGCCGCCCGCCAGATTAACCTTCGCATCCAGCCGTTGCTGACGCTGGCGAAGGGTCTGCGTTCCCGCCGGAATACATTCATCCGGCAGACCGCACAGACGCTCCCAGCGGTTTATCAGTTCAGTGGTGGTGCGCGGATCCAGCTCCCGCATCAGGGCATCCGCACGCTGATGAACGCGGGTTAATGACGGTGCCGCACCGGCAATCGCCGGATCGCTGGCTGACCACGCCGGACCGGGGGGCAACAGTGCCGACAACAGACGGATGTAATCATCGTTTGTCACGTCCATGAAATCGTCCCCAGTACCGCCAGTTCATTTTTTGCAATGGAGATATTGTCTGCCGGTGCAAGCAACTGATGGCTGTATTCCCCGTTCGCACCGGAAATCGCTTCACTGATACGCGACACCTTCAGTTCTCCCTGCGGATAACCATCACGCAGCAGGAACGAACGCAACTCGGCGGTGATGGCAGCCCGTATTTCTGGTGTATCCGGCGTCACACGGATATGAAAATCCACCGTATGCGCCACCGGCCTGAACACATACAAATCAGAGCCTGCCACCGGGGCCAGTGGCTCGATATGCAGCCTTGCCGCCGTTTCCGTTGATTCTTCCGGAATGGGATTAATCAGGTCGCTGCTGGCAATCATCACACCGACAGTCCCCGTTCCCATCCAGTGTCGGTATGTCCATGCGCGGGTAATGCCGGGAACTTCTTTAGCCCAGACGACATAGTCCCCGTCAGCCCCGCCCTGAGGCGTCCAGTAATACCGCTCAATGACGCGGGCGCGCCACGTTTCCAGCTCTTCAGTATCAAATCCACCTGTCAGTGTATCTGCCACGCCGGAAGACGGCAGACCATTCACCGGCGTAACCAGGATTAATGACGTACCGTCGTCAGCGTTACCGACCGCGCCTGCACTTGAGCAGGCGATCGGCACGCGCAGGACACCACCGGAGCTGGTTGCATCGGCAGTTGCCGTGTACTGCACCAGGTCATCGCGCTGAATAACACTCCCGGCGGTCACCTTCAGGCCATCGCTGACACCTTCCCAGCGCATATACCCGCTGGCAGCCGTGGCCCCCTTGCGCGGACATCGTTTCATCGCAGCATGTCGCGCCAGCCAGGACTCATCGCACAAGTCAGGCAGCATGTTCATTGCCAGATAATCGATGTACCCGTAAACCGTATGCAGCGCCGCCGCATACACCTTTGCCCGCACGTCTTCATCCATGCGCCGGAGCGTGTCGCTGACGTCCAGCCAGGCGAATAAATCGTTACGGAGCATACTGATATTTTCTGCCAGCGTCGGGCGCTGAAATTCACTGTCCGCCATGCGTTATCGCACTCCACAGATCATCAAAAGAAATCATTACCGGTCCGTCACGACGCCAGAGAGTGATACTGTTACCCAGTTCATTAATCCCGGTGCGGCGGATATCCAGATCAATACGGGACACCACGCCATCATCAATCATCCATTGCAGGCATTCGCGGATATACCCCCTTACCGTCTGCACCAGCTGATTGGTCAGTTTGCTGCGCTGAAGCAGCCACAGTCGGGAGCCGTAACGGTCATTCTGTACCGCAGGCCAGGTATCCCCCCACCATCCCATCGGGACGCCGGCGTTGTCATCAGACTCCGCCCGCCGCCAGGTAAACAGGGAAATCACCACGGCGCGGGCCAGCGGATCCAGCGGTGCGCTGGCGCAGGTGCGTTTACCGTTCACCGTCAGCCACAGTTCCATCATGCCTCCATCGCTTTATCAGGTTTGTCGGTGTTACTGCCCTGACCGTTCTCTCTGTGACGATGCCCGTTATAGGCAAGCCGCATCGCTGACATGGTGGTGCCGCTGGAGTCGCACAGGTCTTTCACCTGTCCTGTCACTTCCAGGTCCATTTCAAAACGTGCCTTAGGCGCATTGCGAAACGTGATCGTTTTACCTGCACCGTCCACCACGATCCCCTCCCGGGTCAGCGTCACGGACTGCCCCTGATCGTCATAGACAGCCACCTCCCCAGTCTGCAGCCCTTTCAGGCGGTAGCGACGGTCCGACACCGTAACAACCACCGCATGAGAACGGTCTCCATCCGGAAACAACACCACCGCTTCCGCACCGCTGTTTGCCCTTGCGGTAAAACCGTAGGGTTCAAGATGTTCAACCCCGGCTTTGGGTTCACCGGCAATCAGGGACACATCCACGGTCTGACATTTCGTGGCGGCACTGATACTTTTCACCACGGCCCGCCCAATCAGGCCGAGGAGTTGTCGCTGCATGGCTTCAATCGTCCTCATCAGAACGGGTCCTCCTGTACTCTGGCTTTTTTCTTTTTCCGCGCGCCGGGGGCTTCGGGTTCAGGCAGATAAGCATCAGGCGGGCCGACACGGATTTCCGTCAGGGTGCCGTTCTGGTCCTGAGTAAACGTGACTTCCGAAACAAGCAGTTCGGTATTGTCGAAACCACAGACCGGATCAAAGACAATCACCCGCTGGTTGGGCTGCCACAGCGTACCGTTACCCTGTCGCCAGCCCTGCACCACATAGGTGGTTTCATCCGTCCGCGCCGCCCGTTGTCGGGCTTCAAAGTCCGCACGGGCAATACAGCCTGCCCCCGTAGCCTGCCCTGTCTGCCTGATATACATCGGACGGTAACGGGCAATAAATGCGTCCTCTGTGCGGGCCCGCAGCGCGGTGGTGGTGGCCTCACCGAAATCATCGTCGTTTCCGGCACGCTGCCCCGCCACCTGGTAAACTGAAAACCGCTCCCGGATACTCTTCTCCGTATCACAGGAAAGGATGTTTTCCCCAAGTACCAGCGCGGTATGTGCCCGCGTTGAGCCAATACCACCAATCACCAGCCTGCCGTGCGGGTCGTCATAAGCCAGCGCCTGCTGCTGACCGAGTATTTTGTTGATCACCTCGATCACCGTTTCACCGTGATCAGGCTGGACATCCGGAATAACACCCGACGGCGCATCGCTGTTCACCACCTCAATGCCGAAAGGCGCAGCAAGCGCCTGCGCAATCTGTACCAGCGATCGTCCGTTAAACTGTGTCGGTTCGGCTGCACAGTCAATCAGGTCAGCAGTCAGACTACGTCCGGCAATACCGGTGCTGACCGAACGGGCATCGTAACGAACGGGGGTCGCCTCCACCCAGCCGGTGATCACCAGCTCATCACCAATCAGCACTTCCACTTTTGAACCATTTTTAATGCGCGGCTGAAGCGTGGTGATACCCTCATCTCCCGGCCACTGGCGGGTGATCTCCACGCTGAAATCCCGCGCCAGCCGTTCAATACCGGCACCGATGCGCACCGATGTCCAGCCATTCCACTCCCGGCCATTTACCCGTAGCGTGACGTTATCGTTCATTGCACTGGCACCTTCAGAGGGATCACCGGCACAAAGCCGGGATGCGTAATGGCATTACGCCGGATAATGTCCGCGTCACGCGCCGCGTTATCAAACCAGGTCGCCGCCAGCACCAGCGCGGGTAAGACCTCATCCGGCGTGCGCTGAATGATCCGTGCAGACTGTTCAAGGCGCGTGTTGATATCCGCATTCAGATCTGCTTTCACCCGGCGCAGTGCCAGAAACAGCGCATCACTGGTTGTACGGGACAACTCCTTATCAATTGCCGTATTCAGTGTGTCGCGAATGTCAGTCAGCTCTTCCCACGTTGGCAGGTCAACCGTGTTTTTCACCGCCGGTGCATTGTTCAGTGCCGGATGCGTGACGGAAGGCCAGCCAGTGCTCTGCGCGGGTGTTGTTGCCTGCCCCACTGCGGAATTCTGCATCACCGCGGAAGTTGTTGGCGCAGGCAATCGGGTGACGGCATACGCCGCTTCGCTGATTGCGGTCGTACGAAGGGTGCTGGCAACCACGTTACGCTGCTGCGTCGCCGTGGCGGTGGTTTTACTGTCCGTTTTCCAGACGCCGCACGGTTGCAGATCGCTGCCGAGGCTGACACCGGAAAGCGTTTTGATCATGGTGACCAGGTCGCTGGCGTTACCATAAAGGCGTTTCCCGGTACGCCACATTTTCTGCACCTGCTCAACGAAATTTTTGCCTGACGATGGCGGCGGCAGAAGTACCGAGATATCCCCCTGCAACAGCCTGGCGGCATCCGATACGGCAGAATCCACCACTTTCATCGCATCAGAAACATACCCAAGCATTATGCTGGCATTACCGATAACGTCGTTCTGCACGAAATCCGCCACGCCATCGATACTGAAACCGCTGAAGCTGTCACTGATGCAGTCATCCAGTGCAGAACAGGATGACATCAGCGTCTGCGCCGTCGCCGCACCTGATGTGGGGTAAGAGAGTTCTCCCGCTTCGACAAACTTCAGGTCAAAGCGGACAATACGCCCTTCACTCTTCGATGTGCTGACCCGAACCTCCCCGTCAACACAGACTTTCAGCTCACCGTATGTCGGATGGACAAGCGTGCCGGGACCGGGTTTATTCAGCGCGTCAATCAGGCGATCGCGCTGGTCAAAGCAGTCATCTCCCACCACATAAGCCGTGATGGACGGGCGGAAAGTGATTTTCCCCAGGTCTTCGGTATAGGGTTTGTCGCGGTTCGGGTATTCGTGCGTTTCCACACGACGACCGGTTCCCGCATTTTCTTCTTCAACCTTAAACGGCACACCGCGAAATGACGCGTCCTGAAGTCTGTCTTTCCACGTCATATAAACTCCGTACATAAAAAATCCCACCGGAGTGGGACTCATTAACAGATTAATTTTTCATTACCTGCCAAAGCGCGTATAGCCAACATCATGGCTGACATCAAAACCGCTGGATCGCGTTTCCATAACCCGCATACCCGGAGGCGAATTCACAAAAGAGACCTTGATCTCACCATCAACTTTTGGCGCAGAAGCTTTGTTAATCATGAAGGGATTCTGGCCTGTGGCATCGGAGGCGTTGTTTGACTGAGCCGGATCCACCACCGGATAAGGTGTGTATCCCCGCGCCGGTATTCCCGTCCCATAAGCATCATAAGCACCCGCGCCCCACTGCGCAGAGTTAATGGCATCAACCGTGTCACCGGAACTGTCGGTAAACCACTCAATAATTGGCTTCAGCTTGTCCCACATATTCTGAAACCACTTAACAACCGGCCCCCAGTTATTGATCACCATCCCCAGCGGCGACCAGGCAAAAACTTTCTTAAGGAGCTCCCAGCCAGCCTCAAAATAAGGACCAATAGTTTCCCAGAGTTTCTTAAAATAAGGTCCGACAACATCCCAGTTAGTGATAATTAATCCCGCAGCCAGGGCTATCGCCGTCGCAATCATGCCAATCGGCGTCATCGACATGATCCTGCTGACAATACTGATGGCACCGCCAACGCCCATCAATCCCAGTTTCAGAATCGCAAGACCGGCAGCAAGCCCGACGACGCCGCGAATAACCCGGGGATTTTCATCCGCAAACTTCGTGAATTTCTCCCCCAACTCCCCCAGCCATTGCGTGATATTTTTAGCGTCACCAGAAAATGCGCCGCCAATAGCCGCAAGGCCGTTAGTTGCGGTCCCTGTCATTGCCTCCCACAGGTTGGACAGCGTACCAAGCTGTGCCTGAACACGTTTATTCAGGCTGGCCTGTTTATTCATCTTCTGCTGGATCTGATCGTAGCCATCCTTTCCTTTATCGATTAGTGCATTGACCACCTGAAGGGTTTCGGCATCATCACCAAATATTGCCTTAAGTACACCTGTTCGCTTAACGTCGGTCAGTTTTCGCAGCTTTGCCAGTTGCCTGAACATGTTATCAAGACCGCCAAAACTTCCTTTGCCGTCAGTAAAATCGAGCTGTACCCCGAGTTTCTGGCGGGCCATAACTTTATTAACGTCCCTGATTTTCTTAACGCTTAATCCGGACTGGATAACTTTTCGCAGGGCATTACCTGCCGACTCCCCGTTCATCCCCATCTGATCCATCATGACGCTGATGGGGGCAAGGCTCTGTGCAGCCTGAAGACCGTCCTTGTTCACCATCTTCAGAACAGAACTGGTTTTAGTGAAGAAGGACAACATGTTGGTATCGTCAACGCCCAGATAAAACGCCTTCTGGATAGTGTCGAACAGCCCCATCATGTCTTCTGACGCCGTTCCGGTAGCATCCTGCATCTTTGCAGCAAACTCAGCAGCCGCTTCCGGTGTTTTTTTCAGTTGTACCGCAAGATAAGCTGTCGCTTTACCCACACCGCCAAGAATGTTTTCTGCCGGGATCCCCTGACGCACCAGCATCTGCATCATGTTCTGGAAATCAGCCGTTGTACCGGGTAGCTGGTTACCCAGGCCAATAGCCAGTTTATTGATGTCCTGAAAGCTCTTTCCAACCTCGCCGTTCGCATCCATCATGGCGACTTTCAGCCCGGTGGCGGCGTTTTCCTGATCGGCATAAGATTTCAGGGAAAGCGTCAGACCCGCTGCCAGTCCGCCACCAAGCGCCAGCCCACCCTGTGACGCTTCTTCCGCCTGGCGTTTAAATCCCCGGATTTTCTTTTGCATTTTCGACAGCGCGGGAGAAAGCCTGTCGACACCGGTGATCAACGCCTTAAGCTCAAATTCAGCCATGTGTGCGTTTCTCCTGCTCTATCCTGTTTGCCTGACTGACCAGCAAGGGAATTTCACTGATCGGCATATTCAGCAATTCGAAGGGATTAATGCGCCAGTAACTGGCGCAGTCAAAGAAGCGATCAGTGAGGTATTCAGCCGTCAGGCCTGGAGGAAAAAACCGGCCACAAGCCACGCCGCTGCATTCAGGTCTGCCGGAGACATCTGGTCGACAGAGCTTTGCGGCACTTTCGCCAGCCGCACAATGTATTTCGACACCACATGCGCCAGAAGTCTGACGGACTCATCCTGATTCATCTGGTAGGGATACCCCAGCTCGCGGACATCCTTCCCGGTGGGTTCATCAAACTCCAGTACGGAGAGTGTCTCGCCATGAGCAATAATCGGTTTCTTTAACTCAAGCTCTTTCATTACTGGTAATCCCCTTCTTCACCGTGGAACTCAAGATCGACTGTGCCTTCTTCGGCATTATGGTTCGCTTCGCCGTGCAGCCAGGCGGACGACAATACATAGACCTGACCGTTCGCCAGCTCGGCAGTGATGGTCATCTCATCAGACGAGGTGATTTTGCTCACCGGAAAATTCTTCGGCACCTTGAAGGTCCCTTTGACATAAGGCGCACGGTGAGTTTCCTTGCGGTCCACTGAACCGTCCAGGCCGATGATGTCATCATTGACCGTCCTGTTCATGGGCACCTCAATGCCGCCGGTCAGCGATAGCTGCTGACCGTCAATTTTGAAATAACAGGTTCCCCCGATACGGGCCATTATGCGGACTCCTCTGAATACTGAAGACGGAACTGGTTAACCACGGCAAAGACACGCAACTGGTTAACATAGTCAGGCGGGAACAGCGTGTTCAGGCGGTTCGGATCGCTGGCATCACGCTCCACAACCAGGTACTGCTTAAACAGTTCGTAGTTTTCCACGATCCCCGCACGCTCAAGCTGACGGTAGGTTGCCAGCAGTTCCCCTTTGATCACCGCGGGGGTGACAATTGCCTGACCGGGACCAAAGCGGGTACCGTCACTGGCAAGCTTGTGACGCCCGTACTTACTGGTAATGACGGATTTCAGTTTGCGCAGTACATACGCGCTGGTATGCAGAGTCTCACTGTCTAGGTAGCTGTTATCCGCAACCCCGTAAGCGTTTTTCCTGTACGTGGTGACATCACGCTGAATGCGCAGTACCCCGCTTTCGACATACGCCGTTGCCACGCCATGAGACAGCAGGGTCTGTTGTTCGGTCATCGTGAACCGTTTCCCCTTCGGCGCAGGCAGCATACCCACCAGCTCACCGGTCTGCGTGGGACGTGCCGGATCGTTGCGAATAAACACCGCTGCGCGGGCGGTACGGCTTGCCGCCAGTTCGTCGGCAGGCGTCTGGGTCTCTTTTTCGTACCCCGCCAGGGTAATGTGCTGCTGGTTAAACTGGTCACCTGCGGTCACCAGTTCTGACAGCGTACCGGTCTTTGCCGTATACACATGACCATACAGCTGACGCGCATAGCTCCAGCGACCGCTGGTATCGTTCATCTCGGTCACCAGCGTGTTAACGGAGGCCGTGTCGTTGAACGGCAGGCCGATATAATCAAACGGCTCATCCGCCATTGCAGCCACCGCGCCGGTGAGAACCGGAGCGCCCGTTCCGGCGGTACCCGTCGCCACAGCAATCTGTACGCCCGCTGGCAGCACTTCGCCCCCACCAAAGCCGTAGTAATTGAGGCTGACAGGAATTTCATTCCCGCAAAGCCCCTTATGACGCGCGGTCAGTGTGACCACGCCTGCCGAAGATGAGGCCGTAAACGGCAGGGTCGGAACGGCATTGATGGCATCCTGGATACTGCTGGCAATCGTCGCGACGTTATCGCCATTGGTCACCGGTGCCTGCACGCGGGTACGTCCCACATAAACATTCACCGTGCCGGTTTCGGTTGCCGCCCCTGTCACCGTCAGCGTAACCGTTGCCGCCGCGCCCGTGGATTCAGGAACGGCAATCACATACAACTCGCCAAACGGGTCGGTCTGGCGATAAGCCTCAACCATACGCGCCAGCTGACTTCCCGCACCACAAATCTGGCGTGCATAGTCTGCCGACGGCATCAGCACCAGACTGTTGGCAACAATCTCTGCACCGTTATTGGCATGACCAATCAGCAGCGACGCTCCGCTGTCCTGTGCAGTATTCGCAGCCTGGTTATCCATTTCCGCATAAAACAACGGAACCAGCGTATTCGACGGAATGGTGTTAAAGCTTATCGTCATCGGTATTCACCTTTTTATTCACGCGCCGGATATCACCCGCTGCTTCACGGCGCAGCCAGTAGTTGTTCTCGTCAACATTTCGCCCTTCGGCGGGCAAAAGGTCGCCGCGGGCAGGGTCAGGCACTGACCGCCCTTTAACAGGTTTCACAAACATGATGATCCTCAGGAAGGAAGGGGTATTTCGGTGTGATGTTCGATATCGCCGTCAGGCCCGTTACCGGGCTCGAGATAATCAACATCAATCGCCAGCGTTTGCAGTTCATCCAGACTGTTCAGGTCATCCTGCTGGCGGGTATCGTCTTCGGTAAGCTCGCTGATGACCGAAAAATCGAACTGATAAATCAGCTCATGACGATTCAGATCCAGCAGCGTGCCGCCGTCATAGGTAATCGGGTTACCGCACGCTTCCGGGTTCCAGCCCAGCAGGGCCTTAAAGAGCATCTGCCGGACATCGTCCACCACATCATACGAGGCAAACTGACCGCGCTCATCACGCCCGTTACTCAGTATGACAACCACGGAGAAGCCCTCTTTCAGCTCCTGCCAGTAGTCGGTCTGGCTTTTGTTTTCTCCCGGAGAATCATCCCCCGGTACCACATATGCCGCCGGGAGTTTCAGCTTTCCGACCTCCGGCAGATTTTTGAACTGGGCCGCGCCTGCAACCCGGTTTTCAAAATACTGACAGCGGGCACGCAGTGCAGCAATAACAGGCGTCAGTTTCATCTGTGTCGTCGCTCCGGCTTCAGTGATTTACGCAATTCCCGCGCCAGAAAATAGCGTGTCCAGCTGCGGTTCTTTTCAAGCGTTTCCACCATGAAGTTATTACGTGGAGCCAGTCGCCAGCCGCTGCCACCGGATGCACCACGATGATGACTACGACGACGTCTTGCTCCTCCCCGGACACCAAAAAACAGAAACGCCGGATAGAAGTCACCAGAGATCATCCGGTTCCCCTTCCCGTTGTGCTGGTTAGGGGCAATGCGTGTCATAAAACCGGCTCGCTTTTTACTGGCTCTGGGTACCATGTAACCAATCGAACGAGCCAGGCGTCCGGTCTGATAACCGGGGTTTTCACCCGGTGCCGACCGCGCACGGCGCATCACCAGCCGACGGGCATCACGCATATGACGCTGACCAATCGTGACAAACGCCCGCCGGACACGGGCGCGGTTAAAGCGCATCTCCGCGGGCTGCTGAAAATCAACGTGCAAAAAGGAAGTCGTCATTGTTGCCTCCGTGACTCTGCCTACATTCGCCCAGCTCCGTACACTCCAGCAGCAGAAAGCGCCGCGCCCCGTTCAGATCGCGCTGACGTTTCACCCGGTACACACTGTCATCACAGACCACCTCATAATCAGCAGTGATCCCCCGGCGGTAGCGAATGGTGATGTAATGGGTGATGGCGTCTCCGGTCTGCGCGGTTTCCTGCCAGGTGGTGGCACTGGTCTGGATAACCCTCGCCCATGTCCGGAACATAACCGGGTATTGAGGCTCCACGCCAAAGTTATCCGCGGGCATATCCACCCGCTGGCGGATCAGGACGCGTTTATTCAGTTCGCCGGGGTCCGGCAGAATGTAGGTTGCGCTGGTCTGCGCCTGACGAATTTTCATTGCGGAAAGTACCTGTACGGGCCAACAAGCCAGCCAAAACTCTGCGGCATGTCGAGTTTCTCCACTTCCGTAACCGACGAGCGGTTTTCGTAAAAATGGCTGATAAGCATCAGCATCCCCAGGCGAATATCATCCGGCAGGTGCAGTCCGTCCGGATCGCTGTCCGGAATGGTTTCATCCGGTGCATAGAGCTTCCGGTTCAGATACGTTTCCGTCCGCTTTTGCGCCGCACAGGCCAGCAGTTGCAGATGGCGGTCATCAGCATCGAAATCCTCATCCAGCCGGAGTTGGGCTTTAATCTCTTCCATTGTCAGAAGCATACTCAGCCCTCTTTACTGGTCGTGGCTTTTTTCTCTTTTGCCGCTTTACTGCTTTTTGCACTGATTCCGCGCTCTGCTAACCCGGCCTGAAGTGCAATCTCCTGCACCCGGGCAGGAAGCGCCCCGTCGTCATACTCACCGGCCCGAATGACCTCAACACGCATACCGTCCGGTGACCATTTCAGATCTTGTTTCAGGATCATGATTCTTCACCCGTCAGAACAGGGGGCGCGGTTCCGCGCCCCTGAGTGATTACGCCGCTGCAATCTTCAGCAGTTTGATGGCCTGCGAATCGACCAGCATCCCGCCGGTGCGCTTGGTGGTATAAAAACCGACAAACGGTTTATTGGTGTACGGGTCACGCAGAATGCGGGTGCCGATACGGTCAACGATGGTGTAACCCCGTTTGAAGTTACCAAATGCAATGGCTTTCGCATCAGCGGCGATATCCGGCATCTGTTCGTTTTCAGCGATACCGTAACCCGCCAGAGAGGACGGCTGCCCCAGTTCCAGCCCCGGACGCCACAGATAGTTACCCTCGCTGTCTTTAAGCAGACGGATGGCAAACAGGCTGTTGTTGTTCATCATGAACTTCGCGCCGGTGCGGTGTGCCTTACGCAGCGTGTAAATCAGTTTGATAATGGCGTCTGCGGTCACCGCCGTCGCTTCGCCGGATACAATATGCTGAAGTTTGCCGAACGCCCGGACCTTATCGGTTTCATCAGTGGATTCATACGCCAGGAACCCTTTCGGCTTCTTGGTACCATCGCCGGTGGTAAAGGCAATATCTTCCTGTTCGGCAAATTCGGTTGCCAGCTCGCTGTTGATCCATGCTTCCACGTTGAAAAAGGCATCATCCAGCATTTTCTGGGTGGCCTGCGGGTTACCGTAGATTTCCCCCATGAAAGGTTCAATCAGGCCCAGTTTTGAGGTGGCAGTCTGGGAGCGCGCGTCAGTCTCGCCAACCCATCCGGAAGCCGTGCCGCCCAGATTCACCAGTTTTTTGTAGTCGGAACCACCAACGGTGATCACCGTGGCTTCCTGGCGCATCACCACTTCATCTTTCAGCAGGGTGAGAATGTTGCGATCCAGTGCTTCCGGCACGGCATAGCCGCCGTCTTCATCGGTGCCCACCTGCAATGCCTTGCGCTCCAGATCGCGCAGACCATCTTCACGGCCTTTACGCAGGAAGCCCACAAACGCTTCTTTATGCTCGGTGGCCAGTTTATTTTGCGCACCACCTGCCGGACGTTTCAGCTCAAGCAGCTCTTTTTCAAGATCGCTTTTGAGGTTTTCCAGCTCGCTGAGTTTCCCGTTCAGGGTTTCCACCTGGCCGGCAAGCTTGCCTTTTTCCTGCTCAATCGCATCCACGCGCTTGTCGTTCTTTGCTTTGAAGTCGTCAAACTTCTGCTGCAGCTCCTGCGCGACCTGTTCGACATCTTTAATATCTACCGCCATCGTATTTCTCCTGATTAGAAGTTCAGATTTTTCAGTGCATTCAGTGCAGAGCTCACATCCTCAGCGTCGCGCAGGGACAGTGCGCCATAGCCCCCGGCCATGAATGCTTTGGCCTGGGTACGGGAGAGTCCGACATCACGCAGGACTCTTTCGATTTTTTTCTGTTCGGGGATTTCCCCGCGGGCCAGCGCGTTCTTGACGTCGCTGATCCGCGCCTCGTCGTTAGACGGGAACGTCACCAGACTGACTTCCCAGAGGTCGATTTCTTTCAGCAGAAAGGCTTCTTTCGTCCGGTCGTATTCCCAGTCTTTCAGGACGTACCCAATAGAAAGGCCGGTTAACGAACCGGCCTTCATGTGTGCATGTGCGCGTTTTGCGAGGGGATCATCATCAATAAGCAACCGTCCCCTGACGTAAAGCCCGACATCGTCTTCCTTCATTTCGGTGTAAACACCGATGGGTTCATCCATGCGGTGCTGCCAGAGCAGCGCAGGTAACGCTTTTCTGTCACTCCACGCCCGCAGGGAAGCGGCAAATGCCCCTGACATCACCACATCATCGTGGCTGTCCTTTACACCAAAGACGGAGCCATACCCTTCAAACTCACCGGAGTCACTGACAGATTTCAGACTCAGCGGTACATCAAGACGTTGTTTCGTCTGCATTGGTGTTATCCTTCTGCTTACCGGCTTTACTGCCATCGGAGGGTTTCGTGGTCATGTTCATCGGTGTGAGATAGACATCACCACCGGGACGCGGATTCATATCTTCCAGGTCGCGGCAGTCATTGGGAGAGTAAATTCCCCAGTTGATCCCGGTAGCGTAGGCTTCAAAACGGGACTTCATATCCCCGCGCAGTAAGGCCCCGGCGTTAAATTTGGCGTAATAAACGCCCTGCTTACTTTTTCGTACCAGTCCGGTGTTGATCCGCTGCTCAATGCGGGTCAGATACGGCACCAGTGAATAGTTGATAAATCCCAGCCCCAGCTCTTCGATATTGTTGAAGGTGGCGCGATCGGTGTTCTGCACCATGTGCAATGGCACCCGGAACAGACGACAGATTTCTTCAAGCTGAAACTTGCGGGTTTCCAGGAACTGGCTGTCCTCGGCGTTCAGCGCCATCGACTTCCAGTCCAGCCCCATCTCAAGGATCATCGGGCGGTGAGCATTGCCAAGCCCGGTGTGACGCTCCTCAAAATCTTTCTTCAGGCGCTCATAAGCCTGATCTGACAGCGTCTGCTCTGTACGCAACACACCCGACGTCACCGCGCCATTGCTGAACAGTCTGGCCCCGTGCTCTTCGGTCGCTGCCGCCAGCGATATTGCCTCGCGGGCATAGGCGATGGGATTCAGCCCCACCAGTCCGTCCAGCGTCAGCGTGCGCACATGCCAGATATCTTCCTGGCTCAGTACATCCGTGGAGCCATCCGGGAATGTGACCTGATAGATCGGCTCCCAGCTACTGTTAAGCTTCGGTACCACACAGCCGGGATCGACGGGCAGCAGTTCAGCCACTTCGCCAAATGCTTTCACTTTGTAGGCGTAAAAGTTTCCCCGCAGGCACAGACAGGTGACCACCAGCTCCCAGAACTCCTGCGGCGTCATATAGCCATTGGGATGCGTGGAGATCAGTTTATGCAGACGTTCGCCGGTGGCTCTCTGCTTCAGGCTGCCGTTCAGGTGATACAGATTGCAGGGCAACATCCCGACCGACTCTGCCAGCACTCTGACGCAGGAAAAAACCGCCGTCAGTCGCATGGCCCGCTGACTGCTGATCTGCTTTCCGGTATAGGTGTCGTAGGACAACCCGATGGCATCCGCCAGCTCTGCTGGCGTGGTCACCGGTGCGTCACTTTTTCGTTGAAATAATCCCGAAAAGAACACTATTTACCTCCACCAACAGACAGCTGTGTACGGTCGAGATATCGCGCTACCAGCCACGACCAGAACAGGCACAACGCCCCGGCAACAACAAACCCCGCCGGGGGATAAATCAGCCAGGCACCATACGCCAGCAAAAGCGCCCCCAGCACGCCCACCAGAGGCGCGAGAATCAGCATGATCATAATTACCTCAGTTAAAGCGAGCGGATCCCATAGGACTCAATGTGGTCAGACAGCGTGTCTTCTTTCTCGTACAGCATGGCTCTGCCAACCGCCATAATCAGCGCAACTGCACCGTCAATTTTGTTTTCCGCCTGCTCTTTGACGGGTTTCACCACATCATCGTTACCCGGAATGGTTTTGCCGACCACATTGCCGATACACCAGGTCATGATGGGATTGCCATCATGATGAAAGCGCCCCGATTCAATTGCCGCTTCCAGCTCTTTCATCGGGTCGGACATGTTGGTGTAGTTCTGAATGATAGTGACGGGATTCAGGTCTTCATCAGCAAGGTCATGTGACAACCCGGTCGCCCCGAAGGGGTCGATGGGTGACTCACTGACCGGGCTGATTTTGTTCGCCGCTTTGGCCTCCTCGAGGATGTAGCGATAATCCACCTCCGCACCATCGGTAACGGTCAGAACGCCCATTTCCACCCATTTCTGAAAGCGTTCGGCTGTCCGGCGATCTTCATTTTTCTCGACGCTGTACACCGTGTCATACGGTACCCAGAAGCGCGGAGCCACACTGTAGTAATGCGTTTTACCGTCAATCTCGCGGGTATAAAGTCGCGCCATGCTGTTCATATCCAGCTTACGCGCCAGGTCAAAGGCCAGAATGCACGGTTGCCCCTCAAACTGCTCAAGGGTCAGTGATTTATCCTCGCAGCTCTGCCAGCTCACCAGGTTGAAATACGCCGAACGCGCCGACACCCAGATATTGAGGTGTTTTGTTTTAAAGACGTTTGCCAGACGGGCGTTATTTTTCGCACGCTGCTGCTGACTTAACAAAAATTCGCGATAAACCGACACGCCAATATTCGGGTTAGCTTTTTCCAGCACCTGCGGGTCGGTCCAGTCATCGCCTTCGTCAACGGTATAGATGATCCCGAACAGTTCATCGTTGGGTACCGAACCGTTGAGCATCTCGATAACTTCCCGCCGCTTGTCGTAGCACGGCCCCTCAATGTTGTACCCGGCGGTGGTGATGGCCCACATCAGTGGCTGACGTCGCGCGCCCATCCCGGTAAGCATCGTGGTATAAAGCGCATCGGTGGCGTGCTCGTGATATTCATCCACCACGGCACAGTGGGGTGATGAACCATCACCGGGGTTACCGATCAGCGGTTCAAACCGCGCGCCATCCTCCGGACGGTTCATGTTTGAGGCGTTAACCTCAATCCCGAACGCTTCCGTCAGCATGGGTGTGCGTTTACACATCAGTCGCGCCGGGCGAAAGACTTCCCACGCCTGTTTCTCTGTCGTGGCACCGGAATACACTTCCGCGCCAAACTCGTTATCACAGGCAAAACAATACAGGGCAACACCGGCAGAGATTGCCGATTTGCCGTTCTTACGGGGGATTTCGGTATACACCTCCCTGAAGCGGCGCAGCCGGGAGCCTTTATTGACCCAGCCAAACGCACAGCAGATCACAAAGAGCTGCCACGGTTCCAGCGTGATGGGCATCCTCTTGAATGCCCACTCCCCCTTGGTGTGTGGCAACAGCTGAATAAATTTCGCGGCCCGTTCAGCCAGGTCCTTGTCGAAGCGGTAACGAAACGACTTACTTTTTTCCGCCATCAGGTCATCAAGATGGCGCTGGCAGGCCTGAATCACAAACTGGCAGGCCACAATCTTTCCGCGCACAACATCACGGGCATACTGATTGGCAGCATTTACGTTGGGGTAAGATTTCCGGCTCATGACTCGATGATTTTCAGAAACGGGTTAGTGGCTTTCTTCTGCCCCGCCAGGCCAATCAGACGCTGGCGGCTGCTGGGGTCGAGTCCGAGCATTGCCCCCGTGCTGCTCATCTCGGACTCCTGTTCTTTCTTGGCGGTCAGCTCCGGATTTTTGACCATGCCACCCATTGCACCGGTGATGGTGTTGCCCTGTCTGGCAATATTTTTCACGGCACGCCGCCAGAACTCGTAGGCCACGCACCACCGCTCAAGCACCGCGAGGTCAGTCACGCACAGCAGGCCCTGACCGCAGAGTTCTTTGGCTGTCAGTTGCCACATGATCGTGGCGAGAGGGAGATCTTCTTCAGCGAACCACTCCGGTGGCTCAACACCTTTGATGGGCGTAAAAACAGGTTCATCTTTATTCAGGGCTCGCTTGCCGGGGTTTCCGGCCAGCGCCTTGCGCGCCGTTGGCTTGGGGCGACGCCCGGAACGCCCCGCCGTTCCAGCCATATGCGGCACTCCTGGTTAAATTTCATTTTTCGCGGGTATAAAAAAACGATGGGGCGGGCAGTCCGGAAGACGTCAGGTCACAGGGATTTGACCCGCCCCTCCCCTCAGACAGTTGAGAATTATTATCACTTTAACCGTTCACGGGCCGTCTTCGCCTTATGACACGGCCAGCACAGACTCTGCAGATTACTGTCAGCATCAGTGCCGCCATGCGCTTTAGGGATGATGTGGTCAACAGTTTTCGCCTCACGCACCACACCAGCACGCAGACATAACTGACACAGGCCTTTGTCACGCTTCAGGACACGCGCGCGGATACTGTCCCACTTCGAACCGTAGCCGCGCTGATGACGGGATTGTCCAGGTTTGTATTGCTTCCAGCCTTCGCTTTTGTGGCTTTCGCAATAGCCTGACGGGTCAGTGGTGGTATGGCGGCAGCCGCGAACACGGCAGGCTTTTGGGGTTCGTGGGGGCATTTAAATTTCTCCTTCAATCATTACTACTGGTCTACCCATCGTAATGGCAACAAAAAACCGCCCGTGGAAAGTGGGCGGTTTAGGAGAGAATCGATTTAAATCAAATTGCCGATAAATTTCGCCTGTACAGACAGAGTCGCACCAGGAACACCAGCAATTCCACCTTCAAGGTAATAACCATCCCCAATATCTCTCACTGAGAGATCCATCACATAATCGTTAAGGCCTGCAATAACGTTTTGTGCTGAAGGGTTGTGGCGGGATACATGAAGTTTCAATACCCCATCTTGTACACGCCCCTGATAGGTAAACCCAAAATCACCACCATTAACCGCATTATCCTTCACAACGACCGTGCCATTGCCAACATCATTATGACCGCTTCTGAACACAACAAAATAAATGCCGTCTTTCATGTGTATAGTCCTTCAAAAAAATCACCCAAATCAGGTGCTTTGTATCTATTGGGTCATCACATATCAAATCAAGGAACAAAATAAAGTGAACATCATTTTTTTTGCATGATGTGACCACGCTCAACTTCAATCCTTCTGATGTCAGCTTTATCGGTATTACACTGCGCCAATGCAGACAACAAGGCGGCATTCAGATCTAAGCTCGAGCCCCACGTAAAATGATCAGGTAAATCAGGCTGAGGGGTTTCAACCGTCAGGCTGGCTGGCAGTGGTGCCGTCGGAGTGTTCACGTAAACTGTCCGCGTACTTCCGCAACCGCTCAGCAGCGGCAGCAGGCACAAGACGTGAAGCACAATCATCATCCGCAACGGCCATTTTGATATCTTCCTGGGCTCTCTGTGACTCCAGTGCGATCTGCTGTTTTGCATGCTGGTTAGCCTCCAGAACTGTATTGACGATTTGCAGTGATTGCAGGACGTTATTGGTAATGGCCATTGCTGATCCAGCATTTCGTACAGACTCATCAGCACGTTTCTTTTCGTACTGATATTTGCTGTAGTAGTGGTTGGCTGACCAGATGAAAGAACCAATGACAGTAACGAAGAAAGCAGCGATAACCAGCTTATAGCTCAACTTCATTTATCACCCCACCAGCCTCTTCAAACCGTGCAATCAGGTCACCGATTTTATGTTCATACTGACCGTAACCTGCACCAGGTAATGACGCCCAGATATTGCTGCAACGGTCGATTGCCTGACGAATATTGCCGCGGTCAATCATCGGTAAAGCGCCACACTCTTTAATCTGCTGCAGAGCTACAACGTCCTGGCTTTCTGGAGAAAAATCTTTCAGGCCAAGCTGTTTACGGTAAGCATCCCACCAGCGTGAAAGAAGCTGGTAACGTCCGGCGGCTGTTGACTTGAGTTTCGGGTTTAGCGTGACAAGTTTGCGAGGGTGATCGGAGTAATCAGTGAAGAGTTCACCACCAACAATAACGTCATAACCGTGGTTACGTGTCGGTTGTCGTCCGTTATCCGTTCCTTCTGACCAAGCCACCATATCGAGGAAAGCTTTACGCTGGGAATTTAGTACCTGCATAAATTACTCCTTAGAGCCACCAAATTTGTTACCGATTACTCGCATTGCAGCCCCACGAATAGCATCGACACCGATCAGCCCCACCCCACCACCAATGGCAACAGATAGTGATTTAGGCCATCCGACATACTCAAGAGCGGATGCAAAAGTCAGCGTCAGAGCACCACAGAGTAGAATTTCGAGTGTTTTTCGCTTCCAGCCGCCACCACCGCCAAAATAGGCAATACGTAAACCAGCCATAACAATCGACATAATCACTGCGCCCAGCGGTGTGTCTCCACGCCACCAGCTCTGGACCAACTCCAGCCAGGTATTTGGGTTATGAGGCATTTGTAGTTATCTCTCACCTCGCCAATACAGGAGGTGCAAATTGAGGGAACATCATGTACCGCAAATCAGAAGCGGAAACGTAAAAGAGGCCGAGCCAATGGATAACTGCGGTATAGACCAGGCTCAACAAATAGCCGGGTCCAGAAACGACAAACCCGCTCGACGGCGGGTTTAAGCTGTGTGGCGAAGTGACCACTCTTAACACGATACAATAGTTTTTGCGTACGCGTTAGCATTTTTGATGGAAGTTAATGGTTGTTAATCTTATACTCAGTAAACAAAATTTATGCCGCCTTGAGCATGATGCGACATTAGGCACATGTTTGGATCTTCCTCGAAGATTCGTGCGGTAGCTATGCTCAAAATCCAATCAGCTCATAAAACATACTATGGGTTTTAAATGCTCATTCCAACATCTCTATCAAAACAACCAGTAATCGAAGCTGCTTTCGAAATGCGTTTTTCTAAAGAAACACAAATATCGGAAATAGTTCCAGGGTTTCTTTTTCACGCTCTAGGTTGTACAAAACCAGTAATTAGTTTACCACCCAGTCAAATACCTAAAAATGTTCGTGAGGGAGATGAACAATTACATTACGCAGTTGTCAGTCGCCTCGAAATCGAAGGGTACTATATTGGACTAAGTGACCATGGTGTTGTTGTATCCACCAGCACCAAATATCAAGGGTGGAGTCATTTTAGAGAAAAAATCATTCATGTATTAAATGAGCTTAACAAATTAAATTTAAATGACAACATCATCCGCTACTCATTAAAGTATGTAGATTTTTTCCCAAAAGAAGACGATTCTAATTTATTTGATAAGCTAAACGTCAGCTTAAATATGGCTGGCGAGTCTATGTCTAATTATCCGATCAATATCAGAATCGATAAAAATGAAGGCGCATTTCTAAATATAATTCAAATATTATCTCATGCTTTAGTCATGTCAGATAATGGAGAATTTAATAAAAAAGGACTAATCCTAGACATAGACAGTATTAGGCAAATCACTAATACTGATGAAATAGATAAGTTTAAAAACGAACCCAAAAAAATTCTTGATGATCTTCACTCCTGTAATAAATTAGCTTTCTTTAGTTGCCTTAAAGAGTCAACAATTCAAGAACTAGAACCATCCTACAAATAGAAATGGTGGTATGATATGTATCCGTCTCATCATGTTTATCGAGCTCAACTTCAAGTATTAACTTTGGTTTTATATGGTCTGCATATAACAGCATTAACAGACATTGCCCAAAATCAACAGCATGGTCCTCAACAAAGTTTAATCGTCAAAAATCACGCTTTGGAGTATAAGTCTTCAACTACCGATTCAGTTCATTCCATCACACAAACATATAAAGCAGGGAGCACAATCTCAGTTGATCAAAGACTTGCAGTCTCGATGACAAACTTTTATGAAAAATTATCAACAAACCAGGTGTCTTTAGGCAGTGAAATAAATAAAGTCGTTCATGCTTCACTGTGGGATTTATACTTGGATTAAGTGATGAGTAATAACATTTTTGATATCGAGAAATTCAAAGATCAAATTCCATATTATTTAACAGCTCCTCAAAAAGAAGGGCTAATAAATGCACTTAGAGATTTCCCTGAAAACACTAACTACTACCTTACCAATTATCATGATGATCTGAAAAATGCTGCACTTCAGGGAGATATATTTAAGGAGCTTACAGTATATTCAATTAAAGGGACTAAAAAAACACGAGGAATTATATTAAGCAACAGTTGCGATATAGATACAAGTAATAATCGTGATGTGCCAATGCGTGCAGTCTTTGCTCCGTTAGTAAGTTTATCTAAGTTCGAAGCTATTCTTCTCTCCAACGGAGTTTCTAAGACTTCAATAGATAGCAAAATTGATGCTATAAGGAAGCAGTTAATTACTAATATTTTTTATCTTCCTGAATCAGACAACTTAGAAGAATGCATCGTTTTTCTTGATGATGTATACCAATTACCAACGGAAGAATTACAAAAACTCTTGAATGATAAATGCAAAGCCATAACTTTAAGTCAAGTTGGTTTCTACATTTTACTATTCAAAATATCTATTCACTTTTGTAGATTCCATGAAAACATACAACGATTCGATCATTAAGGCGGTACTACCGCCTTTTATTATTTTACACAAGTATACTTACAACCCCCTCTATAAAACCGATTGCGGTTTGCAACTCCTTCCTAATAGTGCCATCAGAGCACCTTCTCTTTTTGGCAATAGTGCGTAATGAGATACCAATAACAAAGTGGGCTATGATGAGCTCATATTCCTCTGGTTTATACCTTCTCAACCGAGCCACACAACTGTCTATCATAATGCCTTCGTCATCATCACACTGAATCCGTGACTTTTTGCCATGAGGTAAAAGCCCCTTGAAGCCTGCTGCTACCGGCTGCCAGTCCACACCACTGTTGTCTGCTGCAGCCCATGCTCCCCAGCGGTCCAATACTTCATACATATCACGCATCAACTTACTCCACAAAAATCAGGCCAGCACGCCAATTGCCAGCGCACGATCGATAAAACGAAATATCAGCTCCAGCTGGGAGCCATACTTCTCTTCAAATGCCACGGTATCCGCATGCAGCTCGTCGTGATGCTTTCTGCACAAAGGCAACACAAAGAGATCATGCGCTTTTGTACCCATTCCACCCTGACCGTGGCCTATCAGGTGGTGGGGATCATCAGCAGGCTTTCCACAACATGCACACGGCTGCGTCTTAACCCAGCGCGTGTACTTTTCATTAACCCAGCGACGACGTTTTGGGCGTAACATAAAAGACTCCGGCGACTCCGGATCCACTTTCAGCGCCAGCACCTTTTTCGCTTTATCCTGGATGATGCTGGTGGCAGGAACCGAAGGCACAAGGTCACTTTCCCGGGTGACAGATGGCACAACAGGCTTCGGTAATCTCAGTGCCTTACGGGCTGCACTTTCCGGTAAGGCATCAGCCAGGTCATTACGAACCAGCCACCAGCACAGTTCCGGCATTGTCACAACGTGACTATCATCAAAACCGAGATCACGGCGCACAACAGATAACACCCAGCGGGCACAGTTATCCGTTGCCATTGATTCCAGCCGTTCCGTGAACTGATCGCGCAGCTGGTTATCGCAGTGCCAGCACAGACGGATTGCGCCCGGCGCGTGTCGCATTGTGGTCATGTTCTCGCTGTGCCAGTCGGAATGAGGCCACTGGCAGCCTTTTTCACGAAGTAACCAGCTTTCAAGACATTCCACTCCACCAGCACGACGGATCACTGCCTCATTGCGGAACACGGCCCGAACGGCAGGATCATCCGCCAGCGGTTGTGATGCCGCCGGAACGGCACCACTGGCGAAAGATGAATAACGTTCCGGCTCAGGCTCCAGCAGGACACGCCCCTGCATAAACAGGGGCATCAGCTCTGAACCTGGTCTGAACAATACGATCCCCATACGCGGGGCAATTTCAGGGGTCAGTAGTGCTCTCACGGTCACCTCAATGAACGGTATCGAGCAGCTTTAACAGCTCAGGGAATCGGGATTCGAAGAAGTGCGGCTGCGTCTCGCGCGGATTTGCAGGACTGGTGATGTTCTTGCCGAACATGCAGCCTTTCGCCGTCAGCGACCAGAATTTTTTGATGTTGTTAATCGCGGTACGGCTGTATCGTTCGCGCTGCTCGACGATCCCCAGTTTCACCATCTGGTGATATGCCTGATTAGCTGTCAGGCGGATACCATACTGCTTCAGCAGTGCACTCAGCGACAGCGTCGGGCGGCTTGAGCCATCAGGCGCGTCAGCAGGAGCATCAATGGCATAGCGCGGTGCCAGATTCGGTAAGCCAACAGCCTCCTGGAGTTTCTGACAGGCACCAAGCACAGATGAGTTAGACAGGTTTAACTCCCGACGCATAAAGTCCAGCAGAATCACACCAGCCTGCATCTTGTCAGCAGCCTGCCCGGATAATTTTTCCGGTGCGCTGGTTACCATATCGAAAGTACGGATCACCTTCAGATGGAATGACGGGCTGATCCACATTGCATAGGCATACACCAGTTCTTTGCAGACATACGTCCCCTGGTTATTTCCGCCATTAATGACGCTAACTGGTTGATTTTGTTCCAGAGGCGGAATTCCACCCTCGGTGAAAAGTTGTTCAATCAATTCACAGGTTTGCTTATTGGAGAGCCAGTATTTCGGGCGGTTTTTTTGTTCTCCCCCGGCTGCCCTGTGCAGATCGTTCAGGCTGTAACGCCCATAAGCATCACGACGAACTTCAATACCATCAATGACCATCAGATTATTCATACTTCGTTTCTCCTCTTGCTCAGGCGGCTGCACCCGCCGTTTTCTCGTACTTACTGATAGTGATCTCGACCTTCCCTTCCGGGATAACCGGTCCCCACTCCACCAGCATTCTTTTCACCTGGCTGTCGTCTTCCCACACACCCGCGTGGGTCAGAACGTCAAACAGCGCCTTGTTATAGTTGTCCAGATCGCGGATCCTGTTATCCGGAGGAAACAACACGATCTCCACTGAAGCAGGTGCCGACGTTGGTTTCGGCAGACGACGTAACTGTTCAACTATTGCTGCGCACGCCGCGCTCTGAAATTTTCGCCCCGCCGCGCTTATCAGGCTCTTACCTGCAAATGCCCCTTTGTTGGGGTGTCGCCAATACGTGTTCACGCTGGGCGGGAAAGGCAAGATCAGCTTCATACTTTCAGGCCCCTCTCATGTAACCAGTGGGCTGCACGCAGCCTGGCGTTTTCCTCACCGGCAAGCAGTGCGCGGATAATCCCGACCGCCTCGCTGTCGTCGTCCTTCACCGCGGTATGAAGCGTTATCCCCCGGGCCACGCCACGCTTTATCGTGATGACGCCTTTTTTCTCCAGTGCGCGAAGATGCTCCACCGCTGCATTCACCGAACGGTATCCCAGCATGGTTGCCACCTCCTGATTGGTTGGCGGGAAGCCACGTTCTTTCTGGTAAGAAATCAGCATATCCAGCACCTGCTGCTGGCATTGAGTTAACGTCGTCATGCCGCCATCTCCCTGACCAGTTTTTCCGCCTGCTGGCGAACCTGCGCCAGAAAGGCCTCACCACATGCCTCAAGTTCATCGCGCCCGATGTAGCTGATTGCCGGTCCCTTCCAGGTCTTGTCGAAAACAGCAATAGCACCAGCGAAGAACGCTCCTGTAGGCACCTGCTTCTCATCCTTCGGGATAAACCAGGCAGGCAGTTCAAAACCAATACGCCCGCGAATAAAAGCAATATGATCTGCATCTTCCGGCCACCAAACTTCGCTGGTGGCAGCTTTGATCAGGAAAACATAGCGCCCGCCCTTATCACGCATGGCACTGGCATGTTTCATGATGTAACGCATGCCGGTGATGTATTGCCCCTCATGCTGACTGGCGCGGCTGTATGGGGGATTACCAAAGGCAGCACCTTTAAGCTCCGCAAGACGTTCTGACCAGTCATGCGCCAGCGCGTTGTCTTCCGCCGTGTAATACGCGGCACATTTGGCGTTATCACCGTCAGTGAACAGATCCAGAACAAACGGGCCAAACAGGGTGTTAATTCCCCAGAAAATGTTGTCCGGCGTGCGCCACTGATCGCCCACTTCCTTCAGTTCATGGGCTGGTTTGTTCCGCAGTTCCACCAGCGCCTGGCAATATTTATTACTCATTAAGCCCCCACGTAATTCCCTGACAGATACCACTCTTCACCCGATGCAGCGCGCTTGCTGCTTTTCCGTAAGCACCGCTCACGACGCGCCAGAAAATTGTTTCGTTCTGGCTGGGAGTGGCTTTCACGGAATGCCGCCATCCACACGGTTGCAGCACGACGGTATAAGCCCCTGGACTCCAGTTCTTCCGCCTGGCGGGTCAGGCACAAAATCACACGGGGATCGTTAGTGCCGACATAGAAATTGCGCACAGGTCTGGTTTCACGAACTGGTTGCGGTTCCGCCTCCTGCGCTCTCTCAGTCAGGCGCGGGAAATGTCTGCGTGTATCTCCTTCACAACGGTGAGCCACACGCCCACTCTGACGTAACTTGCTTGCTGACTGCAGAACGCGCTGCCGTGAGTAACCGGCAAAAGCATCCGCAATGTCTCCGGAAGTACACCCCGGATGGGCTTCAATGAATTTCTGAACTTCATTCAAAAGACTCATAATCACCCCCTGAATCCTGCCGGGATCTGGCTGTAGTCCACGTTGTCGTAACTGGATTTGAAGTACGGGTCTTCGCGTTTTTCGGTGTACGTGCTTACGGACGGCGATAAGCGCAGGGAAAGCTCATCCCATTTTTCCCGCAGCTTCGACGGGCTGAGCACGTTACGGCACCAGAACGGATCGCGGCTGACGCGGCTGTACATCTCGCAGATTTGTTTGTGAGTACGACCATCCTGCACACACATCAGGCGAATTTCGTTTGCCCAGGCTGTCCAGTTCGGTTCTTTGGGACGAACCACCTCGCCGTCACATTCGGCAGCCTGCTCGTACAGGGCGATGATTTTTTTCCAGAGCCACTGTGCGCAGGTCAAATCATCCTGCGTCCCCCACTGGCGCTTTTTAGGGCTGAATACAACCGCATCAGGATGGCGAGTTAAAAACTCCTGTTCAGCCGTCTGCGTGTCCGGTTGCGAAGCGTCCGGACGAGAAGTTTTTTTATCTGACGGATCATGTTTTGATTTTACTGACGGATCCCCGCCAGATTCTGACGGGTGAAAACCCGCTTTTTTGCCAGATTTCGACGCATCAAATTTTGACGGGTCAGATTTTGATGCGTCAGATTTTGACGGGTCAGAATCTGACAGTTGAGAAAATGCCGCTGCCTGAAGCTTCGCAACGTTAAGCTGATAAACATTCGACGCATTGCGGTTACCCTGGCGACGCGCCTTACGCGTTAACCAGCCTTCTGCTTCCAGCCGTGCGATAGCCGTTCTGACGGTACTCATCCCCGCGCCAATCTGACGGGCAATGGTTTCAATTGATGGCCAGCACACACCTTCGTCATTACTGAAATCAGCCAGGCGGGCCATAATTGCCACGCTGGATAATTTCATGCCTGACGCAGCGCAACCATCCCATACATAGCCGGTTAATTTAGTGCTCATGACCGACCTCTATTTCCCTGAATTTACGACGAAACTGTTCGAGCGGACTGAAGCACTCATGCTCATAGCCTTCACGGAGGTAGATAACCCGTTGTGTTTCCGGCTCCCAACGAATGACTCTGACGGGCACTCCGTAGTGATCTTTGAACCAGCGGTTAACTTGTCGCAAAGGACTGTCTCCTTCTGCCGGTTGAAATCACCCACAGCCCACTCTGCAAAGCTGTGGGTTACAATTTCCCTGTCACCTGGTACATTTACTGCATAGCAATACTCCACCTTCGCTTTTCCACCCGGTACAGGAAGCGCAATCAGTTGCGAGCGACGGTAGTGTGTTGTTAAACTGTTCATGCGTTAGTTTCTCCACAGTCACGACACGCCACGGCGCCCGGAGCTGCACACTCGCGGGCGTCACTCTTTTCTGGAGCGCAAAAGATTTTGTAGACCAGTGCTGCATGCTCCTGGAGCTTCGAAATTGACAGATACAACTCATCATTAATTGCTGTCTGCTCGTGTGGCTCCACTACCCCATCTTCGATTGCCGAACGAATCTGCTTTGAGTAACTCCCGATCTGTTCGATGACTTCCAGCAGGCGCTGGTTTATATCGGCGTTCTCTACTTCCTCAATTTCAGGAAGCGATACGAACACCCCACCAGCAGACTGTGCGACAGCATCCGCAATGTAGTGAGTGCCAGCTGCGCGCTGTAAAACCATTGCCCATCCCAGCGGGAAAATCTGATCGCCATCGGCACGAAGGCGGTTAAATAATGAGTTCTCTGTTACATCCAGCCAGTCAGCAGCTTCAGCGTAACCACCCGGCAACGCCGCGATAGTTTTTCTGACAGCTTTCACGTACCACTCAGGCTGTTTTTCTACTTTCCAGTGATGCTTACCCACGGTTAACTCCTCGTTTCTGTGGTTACGTTTACGCAACTGAACCGCTAACTTTTGAATAGCACTCTGGTAATCCATCATTTGGATTTGGATAAATATCAGGACGCAGCTCATGGGGGGTTACGGACCAGTTCCCCAGCTCACAAAGTTGTAAAACTCGTTCCGACGGGACTTGATTGTTAATTACCCAATTAGCGACAGATTGAGTAGATTTAAAACCAAAGCGACGAGCTACTTCAGATAAAGACTTTCCCGCAGCCTTTACTGCTTTCTCGGTGTAGTTTTGAGATGACATATCTTTCTCCTCTGAAATCCAGAGGGGATAATGCTACTTAAAGTAGCGAATTGCAACTACTTAAAATAGAAATGACGAGCGTATGTGATGTGAGTAATCTTCTACCTATGGTAGAAGAACAGAAGTATCCAGATTTCGCCAAGAGACTAAACGAGTTAATGACAAACAAGGGAATTTCTGTCACCCAACTCAAAAGTCTTGTTGGCGTTACATATGAAATGGCGCGGCGATACACAATCGGCGCAGCGAAGCCTCGTGCCTCTGTCATGAATAAACTTGCGTTGGCTCTGGGGGTATCGGCTTCATATTTAGAATATGGTGTTGGCGAGAGAGAAGGATGTAAGGAAATGGCAAGCATCCCCAATCCAACAAAACCCGACGTATACAGGATAGAAGTTTTAGATCTTAGCGTTAGCGCAGGACCTGGAACCTATATGCTTTCAGACTATGTTGATGTGCTCTACGCCATTGAGTTCACAACAGAACATGCCCGTTCTCTTTTCGGTAACCGTTCTCAGGATGATATTAAGGTTATGACTGTAAATGGCGATAGTATGTCCCCTACTCTCGTTTCCGGAGATCGACTGTTTGTCGACATTTCTGTTCGTCACTTCCAGACTGATGGAATTTACTCTTTCGTTTACGGTAAGACTTTTCATGTTAAACGTCTTCAAATGCAAGGTGACAAGCTAGCCGTTCTTTCGGATAACCCTGCCTATGAGAAATGGTACATCGATGAAAAATCGCAGGATCAGCTTTATGTAATGGGCAAGGCGTTGATTCATGAGTCAATAAAATACAATCGGTTATAGTTCTAAGGGCATATAATGGCTAGTGAGCAGGGATTCGAAAAGATTAACATGGATATGTTGGTCTCTTATTTCTCAGAAAAGAATATATATCTAAAATGTACACTATGTGGACACGACAGATTGACTGTGCCTCAAGTCAGCGCGAATGTGGGCATGCCATGTACTATGAAACTTGGTAGTTATGTGAATGTTTTTACTGAAAAAAGCATTTATTCTGATACTGCTAACCAGTATTACTTTTCACTAATATGCAACAATTGTGGAAATGAAATTCATATAAATGCGTTTTCAGTTTTGAACTGGGTAAATGAAAAGTTCCCAGCAAAAACGGAAGATGAAAAAAATGCCGACGCCGCAAAATAATGTAGTACCATTTAATAGTGAACTTCCCACAATTAGAAGACACGGTGGAGATGGCGGAGGTGATGACATGCTTGAAGCCCGAGTCGCTAAGTTAGAAGCGAATGTTGAGGATATAAAAACAAATCTCGCAGAGATGAGAGCTGACATTCGTGATTTGCGAAACGCTCTCTCCGACAACCGACGCGATGTCGCTGTTATCCTTCAAAAACAAATAGATATAGATGAAAAGTTGTCAAAAAAACCTAGCCTAAGTGAAGTCAACAGCGCTATTTCATCAGCCGTAAATAAACAGATCGCATGGACTGTTGCAACAGGCTTGGCGATTTTAGGTCTCGCCAAATTTATGTTTTGATAAGTTTTTGACTATGACCTGCCCTAGTTTTCTTACTATCGAGGCTAAATCACACAATCCATTGAGTAGTAAATTCCCTACCGTTTTACACTTAGCCTCCAAAAACTCAACAATACTCTCATGATTGACTTCTCCCCACTTGATGATTAACTAGATCACATACTGATCTCAGCCACAATGAAACAATCCATCACGTTCTACAACTCAGCTAACTTCACAATATAATTTTTTGATCATAGCCCCCAAAATATTTTACCTGTAAATTCAATGAATTAATTTCAAAATGCGTTTTTATGCCCTTAACTTCTACTTTTTGTAGTTGATTTTTGCAACTTTGAGTAGCAATATCATTTTACCGACAACGAACAGGCAGGACGCCCACGAAGTAGCCGCCTGGGGCATATGAAGTCCAGGATGATTCGTTGAGTCATGTTGTGCCACCAGGCACTCATGTTAAAGCAGGTGTATGAAATGAAAGTCCAGATTTTAAACAATAACTGTGAAGTCGTTTGGTCATACGACATAGCCGCCCCTGTAGATCAGAGCGGCGATAGCTGGACCAATGGGAAACATCAGATTATGGCTGGAGTTGTGTTCTCTTTACGCCGTGCTTTGGAACAGGCTGAAGTATTTCCATCAGACCCTGAATGGAAATGGCCTTTTTCTATTTGTCCAAATTCGGAGAGTACATTTCAGAAAATTGGTCAGAAAGTCGCACTCGAAGAGCATCAGCCAACTGTTTCCTGATTTTTTCAGGTAACTCGTCGGCATCGCAGAAACAACAACGCTCGATCATGTTGAAAGCCGATTCGTAGAACTGTTTTTGCTGAGTGTCGCTGAGACAGGAAAAGAGCGACGTTACGATGATTTTATTAATTGCATTATCAAGTTCTTTTTCATCAAAAGTCATTTGATTTTCCTTTTATGTATACGGGCTTAAAAGGATACCACCGAGCCTGAAGTGGTGAAAAGACAGGCACATAACAGCTAAGTATTTTCAACCAGAGAGAATCCTTAGCGTTGTGGTGAATGCGGCTCAGCGCACGCGGGTTAAGGTTGAGGCTGACAGTCGACCTTCTGTGGATACCCACCCGCCTGGTGTGCAACCTTCGCCAGGCACCGGGAGGCACCCGGCACCACAACTTTATGCTGTGTGTAGTCCTGGCGGTACCAGTTTGTACCCTTGCTTCCGGCTGGTACCGTCCTTTTTACAAAACAGAGAAGAGCATCACCGGACGACGGGCTCATAACCCAATCCATCCGGGCGGCTGCCACCGCAGGTGTTCTTCTCTGTTTTGTGGAGAAACTAATCGGCCTTGCAGGGTCGATATGATGAGGAGCAGCAAAATGGCTAGCGAACGCAGTACTGATGTGCAGGCATTTATCGGGGAGCTGGACGGCGGCGTATTTGAAACCAAAATCGGCGCAGTTCTCAGTGAAGTCGCTTCCGGTGTGATGAACACGAAAACCAAAGGTAAGGTCTCACTCAACCTGGAAATCGAACCATTTGATGAGAACCGTGTGAAAATCAAACACAAACTCTCATATGTTCGCCCGACTAACCGCGGGAAAATTTCTGAAGAAGACACCACCGAAACGCCGATGTATGTCAATCGCGGTGGTCGCCTGACTATTCTGCAGGAAGACCAGGGACAATTACTGACTCTTGCCGGTGAACCTGACGGAAAACTACGCGCAGCAGGTCATTAATATCGTTCTTAATTAACTGATTATTTATCTCATCACTGAATATCTTTATATAGTGAGGACTTATTATGTCTCAGAGCTTAGACGCAACCGCAATTAATCAAATCCATGCCCTTATTTCTGCTCAGGGTGTTAATGAAATTATCAGTAAGATTGGTGCCGATGCTGTGGCATTGCCTGAGAATTTCCGCATTCATGATCTGGAAAAATTTAATTTAAATCGCTTCCGTTTCCGTGGTGCGCTTTCCACTGCCAGCATCGATGACTTTACCCGTTATTCTAAAGATCTTGCAGATGAAGGCACCCGCTGCTTTATCGATGCTGATAATATGCGTGCCGTCAGTGTGCTTAACCTGGGTACTATTGATGAACCAGGTCACGCAGATAACACCGCCACTCTCAAACTGAAAAAGACAGCACCGTTCTCTGCCCTGTTGTCTGTTAACGGCGAGCGTAACTCCCAGAAATCACTGGCAGAATGGATTGAAGACTGGGCCGACAACCTTGTGGGCTTTGATGCTAATGGTGACGCCATTCAGGCAACAAAAGCGGCTGCGGCAATCCGTAAAATCACGATTGAAGCAAACCAGACCGCTGATTTTGAAGATAATGACTTCAGCGGCAAACGCTCCCTGATGGAATCTGTCGAAGCGAAGACCAAAGACATTATGCCAGTGGCATTTGAATTTAAATGCGTTCCGTTTGAAGGTCTGAAAGAACGTCCGTTTAAATTACGCCTCAGCATTATCACTGGCGATCGTCCTGTACTGGTTCTGCGCATTATTCAGCTGGAAGCGGTGCAGGAAGATATGGCTAACGAATTTCGTGATCTGCTTGTTGAGAAATTCAAAGACAGCAAAGTAGAAACCTTTATTGGTACTTTCACCGCCTGATTTCATTACTGCAAATGCCCCTGCGGGGGCATTTATGGAAACGTAATTAACTCAATAATCACCGGATGGTGAGGGCTTCCTTTTACCCAAACTCAGCGCGGTGCAGCGCATATACGTGGAGAACAAAATGTCATTTATTAAAACTTTTTCCGGGAAGCATTTTTATTATGACAAGATAAATAAAGACGACATCGTGATTAACGATATCGCGGTTTCCCTTTCAAATATCTGCCGCTTTGCCGGTCATCTTTCTCACTTCTACAGTGTCGCCCAACATGCGGTGCTTTGCAGCCAGCTGGTGCCGCAGGAATTTGCTTTTGAAGCGTTAATGCATGATGCAACAGAAGCGTATTGCCAGGACATCCCCGCACCACTGAAACGCCTTCTTCCTGACTATAAACGGATGGAAGAAAAAATAGATGCAGTAATCCGTGAGAAATACGGGTTACCTCCTGTTATGAGCACGCCAGTGAAATATGCCGATCTCATTATGCTGGCAACCGAACGCCGTGATCTCGGGCTTGATGATGGCTCTTTCTGGCCTGTACTGGAAGGCATCCCGGCAACAGAGATGTTCAACGTGATTCCACTGGCACCGGGTCATGCCTACGGGATGTTTATGGAACGTTTTAACGATTTATCGGAGTTACGCAAATGCGCATGAATGTTTTCGAAATGGAAGGGTTTCTTCGCGGGAAATGTGTACCGCGAGATCTGAAAGTGAACGAAACAAATGCTGAGTACCTGGTACGTAAATTCGACGCGCTTGAAGCTAAATGTGCGGCACTGGAAAACAAAATAATACCAGTGTCAGCTGAACTGCCACCAGCAAATGAAAGTGTTCTGTTATTTGATGCTAATGGAGAAGGCTGGCTGATTGGCTGGCGTTCTCTCTGGTACACCTGGGGACAAAAAGAAACCGGAGAATGGCAGTGGACATTTCAGGTTGGGGACCTTGAAAACGTCAATATCACTCACTGGGCAGTTATGCCAAAAGCACCGGAGGCTGGAGCATAATGACCACATTTACCAATAAAGAACTGATTAAAGAAATCAAAGAACGAATCAGCAGCCTAGAGGTTCGAGACGATATTGAGCGCCGTGCTTATGAAATCGCACTCGTATCTCTGGAAGTAGAGCCAGATGAACGCGAAGCCTATGAATTATTCATGGAAAAGCGTTTCGGTGACTTAGTAGATCGTCGGAGAGCAAAAAACGGCGATAACGAATACATGGCATGGGATATGACTCTCGGTTGGATCGTCTGGCAGCAACGAGCTGGTATCCATTTTTCAACAATGTCACAGCAAGAGGTGAAATAATGGAGCCATACAGCCTCACACTCGATGAGGCCTGTCATTTTCTCAAGATATCCAGACCGACTGCTATTAACTGGATACGCACAGGGCGTCTTCAGGCAACACGCAAAGATCCCACTAAGAATAAATCTCCTTACCTCACAACACGACAAGCCTGCATTGCGGCTCTTCAGTCTCCGCTGCATACTGTCCAGGTGAGCGCGGGTGATGGCATAACAGAGGAAAGAAAATGTCACTCTTCCGCAGAGGTGAAATATGGTACGCCAGTTTCACATTGCCGAACGGTAAAAGATTTAAACAGTCTCTTGGAACAAAGGACAAAAGGCAGGCGACAGAACTCCATGACAAGCTAAAGGCTGAAGCATGGCGGGTCAGCAAACTTGGTGAAATACCTGATATAACGTTCGAGGAAGCGTGTGTCAGGTGGCTTGAAGAGAAAGCACATAAAAAATCACTGGACGATGACAAAAGCCGGATCGGATTCTGGCTTCAACATTTCGCAGGAATGCAACTAAGAGACATTACTGAATCAAAAATTTATTCAGCAATGCAGAAAATGACGAACCGGCGTCATGAGGAAAACTGGAAACTCAGGGCAGAAGCATGCAGAAAAAAAGGGAAACCTGTTCCAGAATACACGCCAAAACCAGCGTCCGTTGCAACGAAGGCTACGCATCTTTCATTTATAAAGGCCCTACTAAGAGCCGCAGAGCGTGAATGGAAAATGCTGGATAAGGCACCAATTATTAAAGTGCCTCAACCAAAGAATAAACGGATCCGCTGGCTGGAGCCCCATGAAGCACAAAGGCTGATTGATGAATGTCCGGAGCCATTAAAGTCTGTTGTTGAATTTGCACTGGCAACAGGCTTAAGACGCTCGAACATCATCAACCTTGAATGGCAACAAATAGATATGCAGCGCCGGGTGGCATGGATAAACCCGGAAGAGAGTAAATCAAACCGCGCAATTGGCGTTGCGCTGAATGATACTGCATGTCGCGTATTGAAAAAACAAATCGGGAATCATCACCGTTGGGTATTTGTGTACAAGGAAAGCTGTACCAAACCAGACGGAACGAAAGCGCCAACAGTAAGGAAGATGCGGTATGACGCAAACACAGCCTGGAAAGCGGCGCTGAGACGGGCTGGTATTGATGATTTCAGATTTCACGACTTGAGACACACCTGGGCAAGTTGGCTGGTTCAAGCCGGAGTCCCGTTGTCAGTGTTACAGGAAATGGGAGGCTGGGAGTCTATCGAAATGGTTCGTCGATATGCTCACCTTGCACCTAATCACCTTACCGAACACGCACGGCAAATAGACTCGATCCTGAACCCATCGGTCCCAAATTTGTCCCAGTCAAAAAATAAGGAAGGTACTAATGATGTGTAACTTATTGATTTAAATGGTGCCGATAATAGGAGTCGAACCTACGACCTTCGCATTACGAATGCGCTGCTCTACCAACTGAGCTATATCGGCCCTGAAAGGACATGTTCACGAACGTGAATCACGGTGGACAAGGTTAAAACTAACCGGGCGATGCGTCAATGGCCTTGTGAATCAAATGGCTACTTTTGCATCACCCGGTTTTATTTACGCACGAATGGTGTAATCACCAATACCGATCCACTTGTAAGTGGTCAGTGCTTCCAGCCCCATTGGGCCACGCGCGTGGAGTTTTTGTGTGCTTACCGCCACTTCCGCACCTAGTCCAAACTGGCCGCCGTCGGTAAAACGCGTAGAGGCGTTAACGTAAACAGCGGACGAATCCACTTCGTTAACAAAACGCTGGGCGTTGCGCATATCGCGGGTCAGGATCGCATCGGAGTGTTGTGTGCCGTGTTCACGAATATGGGCGATGGCATCGTCAAGATCACTGACGATTTTGACGTTCAAATCTAATGACAGAAACTCATCGTCATACTCTTCCGCTTTAACAGCCACCACCTTCGCGGGGCCTGTCTGCAACTGCGCCAGCGCAGCTGCATCTGCGTGTAATGCCACGCCGCTTTCCTCCATTTGTTTGCTTAATGCGGGCAGGAAGCTATCGGCGATGTTTTTATTCACCAGCAACGTTTCTACCGTATTACATGTGCTCGGACGCTGAGTTTTCGCGTTGACGATCACTTTTAATGCTTCAGCAATCTCTACACTTTCATCAACATAAATATGGCATACGCCTATACCACCTGTGATCACCGGGATCGTCGACTGTTCGCGGCACAGTTTATGCAAACCAGCGCCACCACGCGGGATCAGCATGTCGATGTATTTATCCATACGCAGCATTTCACTGACCAGCGCACGGTCAGGATTATCAATCGCCTGCACGGCACCCACCGGTAAGCCACAGGATTTCAGGGCGTCCTGAATCACCGCCACCGTTGCCGCGTTAGTGCGACAGGTTTCTTTACCGCCACGCAGAATCACTGCGTTACCGGTTTTCAGGCACAGCGAAGCGACATCAACCGTCACGTTCGGGCGCGCTTCATAAATCACGCCAATAACCCCCAGCGGTACGCGACGACGCTCAAGACGCAGGCCGCTGTCCAGTACGCTGCCATCGATTACCTGCCCCACCGGATCGGCGAGGTTACACACCTGGCGCACATCATCGGCAATGCCTTTCAGCCGTGCGGGCGTCAGTGCCAGACGGTCAAGCATCGCTTCGCCAAGGCCATTGGCACGCGCGTCAGCAACATCCTGGGCGTTAGCGTTGAGGATGATTTCGCTTTGTGCTTCCAGTTCATCGGCGATTTTTTCCAGCACGCGATTTTTTTCGCGGCTGGAGAGTTGCGCTAATTTATACGAGGCTTGCTTCGCGGCAATGCCCATTTGTTCCAGCAT